TTCATTGGAGACGAATTCAAAAGCTCAAGAAAAATATTACTTCGAAACCTTTCTGGTAGCTCAGCCTTCAAGGTAAGCCGTAGCAAGGGTGGCAACAATGAATAACATTTCAAAGTCAGAACTCCATGCTCTGCGAGAGCTTTACCCAAAAGGTTCTCGGGTTGAGTTAATCACTATGGACGACCCATATAGCCGCAAACTTGTGCCTGGGTGTAGAGGAACCGTCCGCGCAGTAGATGATATTGGCACAATCCATGTAGATTGGGACTGTGGTTCAAGCCTAGGAATAGCTTATGGCGTAGACTCCTGCAGGAAGATCACAGAATAGAGTCAGTATATACACAATATTTTCCCAGATTATTGTGTAGTTTATGGCTCTTATATAACTTGCTATATTCTCCGTTCAGAGTGATATATGTGTACACCGAAAGGGAAACACACAAACGGAGGGCAAAATAATGACTGAGAAAGCCGCTAGACAGATTGCAGAAATGAAGAAGCAGACCATTGGGGTCGAGGTTGAGATGAACAACATCACAAGAAGCGCAGCAGCCAAATTAGCCGCTGATTTCTTTGGTACCAACCGCTACAGCAATACCGCAAGCCGCAATGGTTACTATACTTGGAGCGCATGGGATGCCCAGGGTCGAGAATGGAAATTCCAGAGAGACGTCAGTATTCAAGGCCCTGACGACGAAAAGTGCGAAATGGTCACCCCCATCCTCACCTACTCGGACATGGAGCTTTTGCAGGAGCTTATCCGAAAGCTTCGGAAAGCTGGAGCAAAAAGCGACGCTTCCAGGGGCTGCGGAGTTCACATTCATATTGGAGCCAAAGGTCATACTCCCCAGACACTTCGCAACCTGGTCAACATTATGGCCAGCCACGAAAGACTTTTAATTTCCGCCCTCAACCTCAATGTTAGCCGCATCCGCCGCTACTGCCGCACAGTCGACCCCAGCTTTCTCGTCCAGGTCAACAGCAAGAAGCCTCGCAGCATGGCAGACCTTGCCGATGTTTGGTACACCAGCCACGGAGCATCACACGGCAGAAGCCAGCATTATAACGACAGCCGCTACCACATGCTGAATCTTCACGCTACCTTCACCAAGGGTACAGTTGAGTTCAGACTTTTCCAGTTCGACGAGCCAGCGGATGGCAAGAAGAACGGTCTCCACGCAGGCCAGCTGAAGAGCTACATCCAGCTTTGTCTCGCACTCAGCCAATTGGCTAAAGATGTACGCACCGCAAGTTCTAAGCCCCAGCAGAATGAAAACCCAAAATACGCAATGAGAACTTGGCTGCTCCGCCTTGGATTCATCGGTGATGAGTTCAAGACCGCAAGAGAGCTTTTCACAAAGCGCCTAGAAGGCGATGCCTCCTTCAGAAACGGCAGAGCTGCTTGAAGGTCATAGCCACAGGCCCCCTAACCCGCTTCGGCGGGCTTTAGGTGGTAGAAGCAGCTCTTGCTTATTCAAACAAACGGAGGTTTTCATGATGGAAAAACGCTACTATGTTGCATACGGAAGCAATCTTAATGTTCGGCAGATGCTGATGCGGTGTCGCTCCGCAAGAATGATCGGCACTTCCTCTATCAAGAATTATCGCTTAATGTTCAAAGGTAGCCAGACCGGCTCGTATCTAACCATTGAGCCTTCACCTGGCTCGGAAGTTCCAGTGGGTGTGTGGGAAGTCAGTGAAACTGACGAACGAGCATTAGACCGTTACGAAGGTTATCCCAATTTCTACTACAAAAAAGAAATGATGCTACCCATCACTGGCATACGCACCGGTAAAGTTCGGCAGCGCAAGGCTTTCGTTTACATTATGCATGAAGAGCGCAGACTGGGTATTCCTAGCGAGTATTACCTGCAAACATGCATTGAAGGCTACCACAATTTCGGTTTCGATTTAGATGTTCTTTTTGAAGCATACCGCTATAGCACGGAGGGCAAATGATTATGAAAGAAACTATTAGGCATACAGGTATCTGCCCCAAATGTGGCCAGAATTACACCGGCCATCCAGCATTGTCACGTGAAGACGGTGAAATGCTAATTTGTCCCGATTGCGGGACCAGAGAGGCGTTAGATACTCTTGGAATCTCCATAGATGAGCAAGAAAAGATAATCCAGGCCATCCATCGAAGTTTCTCACATTTGATATAAACTACACAGCTTTATTTAAGAATACTTGTGTAGTTTATCCGCCATATATAGCTTGCTATTATGCTGTTTTAGAGCGAATATGTGTACAACAAAACGACGGAGAACACAAAAATGAAGCCCAAGAAACTTAGCAAGAGAGCCGCAGCCTACCTCAAGCGCATCGAAGAATGCACCAGCCGCTACGATATTGAAGGCATCCGCATAGAATTTTCAGAAGACTGCAGCTCCTACAAGCTTTCTTGGGAAGAGTTCATGGTCCTTTATAACGCTCAGCAGGCCAAGCGTGCAGAAATCCGCAGCAAGAGATAAGGAGAAACAAGCGATGACAGCAAAAACCGCAGCCAAAGCAGATGCCTACAGACTCCAGAGAGTCACCACTCCGGAAGAACTTGAAATGAAGATGATGTACAACAGCGGTGTTGTCCTTACCTTTGGTGACCGCGTTCTAATCGCCGGCTATTACTACAACCCTAACGGAAAATGCTACTATGGAGCAACCTACCGTTTTACCACCACCGACCACACTGTTGAGGGCACCGTCAAGTTGGAGAACATCTCCGATGAAACCTTCACCGACAACGGCCACGCCATTGCATGGGCTATGAGCCGCTTAAAATAAGGAGGAATACATTTTGGCAAAGACTGGATTGGAAATCATTAAGGCAATGGATACCACAGCCGGGGAAATCGCAGCAATCATTGGTAAGGGGCATCCACCGTTCGAAGAATGCGGCGCGGTAGCTTGCGACCTAGTCACTTGTGAACAGTGCTGGTTGTCCTGGCTCACCACCGGCATGCCACCCCTCCCCACCAAGAAGTAAAATACCCGGCCATGAACGGAGCCTTATGGCTCTGTTCTTTGTTATAGAACGTTCTTTCATTTGCCATAATTCATATATTTATATGATTTTTCAGACCCGACTGTGGGTCTTTTCTTTTGCTCATTTTACGGAGGTGATCGCATATCAGAAAGCTGAAAAAATACACGCCTACTAGATTCATGGCCAAAGGCTCCCACTATGACAAGGCCGCCGCTGACTATGCGGTCGGTTTTATTGAGTGTTTGTGCCACACAAAAGGTACTTGGGCTCGAAAGCCCTTTGAACTGATTGACTGGCAAGAACAAATAATCCGAGATGTATTTGGTACTGTCAAAGCTAACGGCTATAGGCAATTCAATACCGCATACATAGAGATTCCCAAAAAGCAAGGTAAATCCGAGCTAGCAGCAGCAGTTGCCTTGCTACTGACTTGCGGCGATGGTGAAGAACGTGCAGAAGTTTACGGATGCGCAGCCGACCGGCAACAGGCCTCTATTGTTTTCAACGTGGCTGCTGATATGGTACGTATGTGCCCCGCGCTCTCAAAAAGAGTCAAAATTCTTGATTCACAGAAAAGGTTAATATATCTGCCTACCGGTAGCATCTATCAAGTGCTTTCTGCTGACGTCGGTAATAAACACGGTTTTAATACCCATGGTGTTGTTTTCGATGAGCTTCACACCCAGCCAAATAGGAAGCTTTTCGACGTCATGACAAAAGGTTCTGGTGATGCCAGAATGCAGCCGCTGTACTTTCTTATTACCACTGCTGGCAACGACACTAAATCCATTTGCTACGAAATCCATCAAAAGGCTAAAGACCTAATCGAAGGTAGAAAGATTGACCATACCTTTTACCCTGTCATTTACGGAGCAGATGAGAATGATGACTGGACAGACCCCAAAACATGGAAAAAGGCTAACCCCTCGCTGGGGATCACCGTGGGCATTGATAAAGTGCGGGATGCATGTGAGTCAGCCAAGCAGAACCCCGGTGAAGAAAATTCATTCCGCCAGCTACGTTTGAACCAGTGGGTAAAGCAGGCTGTACGCTGGATGCCCATGGAAAAGTGGGACAGATGTGCTTTCGCCACGCCAGAAGATGATTTGTCTGGTCGTGTTTGTTATGGTGGTCTGGACCTTTCTTCTACCACAGACATCACAGCTTTTGTTCTTGTATTTCCACCTACTGACGTTGACGATAAATACATCATTCTACCCTACTTCTGGATTCCAGAAGACAATATTGCTCTCCGTGTGCGCCGTGACCACGTACCATACGATCTATGGGAGCGTCAGGGTTATCTCCAAACTACCGAAGGAAACGTTGTACACTATGGATACATCGAAAAATTCATTGAGCGGTTAGGTGAGATCTATCATATACGCGAAATTGCTTTCGACCGTTGGGGTGCAGTTCAAATGACCCAGAACCTAGAGGGAATGGGCTTTACTGTTGTCCCATTTGGTCAGGGTTTCAAAGACATGTCACCTCCTACCAAAGAGCTGATGAAGCTAGTGCTGGAAGAACGAATAGCTCATGGCGGACATCCGGTTCTGCGATGGATGATGGACAACATATTTATCCGCACTGATCCCGCAGGCAATATCAAACCAGATAAAGAAAAATCCACAGAGAAAATTGACGGCGCTGTTGCAACCATCATGGCACTTGACCGTGCAATCCGCTGTGGTAATGACTCAAGTGCTTCGGTCTATGATGATCGGGGTATTTTGTTTATTTGAGGTACTCATGAAAGAACCAGTTTTACACATAGTTTCCCTATCAGGCGGCAAAGACTCTACAGCGATGCTGCTACGAATGGTTGAAGAGGGGTGGCCTATTGATCACATTTTGTTTTGTGACACTGGGCTTGAGTTTCCAGAGATGTATGAACATATCAACAAACTGGAGTCATACATCAATCTCCCCATCACCCGACTAAAATCCGAAAGGCCATTTGAATATTACTTTCTAGAACATAGCCCCAAGAGAAAGAATCCTGCGCTAACCGGCCAAAATGGATTCAGTTGGGCTGGTCCCAGAAACCGTTGGTGCACAGCAGTTCTCAAAACTCGCGTCATTGACTCATACATCGCAAAACTTGCAAATGGTCGTGAAGTCATTCAGTACATTGGTATTGCTGCGGATGAACAAAAACGAATCCGGGATAAACGCTATCCGCTGGTTGAATGGAACATGACCGAAGATGACTGTCTAGTCTATTGCAAAGAGCGTGGTTTTGAGTGGGGTGGTTTGTATGACATATTCACCCGAGTTTCCTGTTGGTGCTGCCCACTCCAGTCTTTTGACGAGCTCCGACGGCTCAGAACACATTTCCCAGAATTATGGAATCAACTCATGGTTTGGGATAATCAGACTTGGCGCACTTTTCTTAAAAATTACTCGGTGCAGCAATTAGATATACGCTTTGCCTTTGAAGAAGAACGGCTTTCACAGGGTCTTTCTATCAGAGACAAAGCATTTTTTCTGGCCTTAAAAGAGCGTTTAAAGGAGAGTGAAGAATAATGAGCATTTTTTCTGGCCTGTTCCGCTCACGAGACAAGCCCCAAAACAGAACAGCAGGCAGTGCATATACATTTTTCCTTGGCAGCACAACTTCCGGTAAGGCTGTAACAGAGCGTTCAGCAATGCAGATGACGGCGGTTTATTCCTGTGTCCGCATTCTGGCTGAAGCTGTAGCCGGACTCCCTCTGCATTTATATAAGTATAACGATGGAGGCGGCAAGGAAAAAGCCATCGATCACCCGCTCTATCTGCTTCTGCATGATGAGCCCAATCCTGAGATGAGTTCCTTTGTGTTTAGAGAAACACTCATGACCCATCTGTTGCTTTGGGGCAACGCCTATGCACAGATTATTCGCAATGGCAAAAACGAGGTCGTTGCGCTTTACCCGCTCATGCCCAACAAAATGACTGTAGACCGCGACGCTGAGGGGCGTCTGTATTACAGCTATAATCGTGGAACAGACGAAGCAATTCGAGATAAGGAGCAAACTGTAATACTTAAACCCTCGGATGTCCTTCACATTCCCGGTCTGGGTTTTGATGGTTTGGTAGGCTACAGCCCTATTGCAATGGCTAAGAATGCAATCGGTATGGCCATAGCCTGCGAGGAATACGGAGCCAAGTTCTTTGCCAATGGTGCCGCCCCCGGTGGTGTACTTGAACACCCAGGCACTATAAAAGACCCAGCAAGAGTCCGTGAAAGTTGGCAGAGCACCTTTGGCGGCAGCGGCAACGCAAACAAGATAGCTGTTCTTGAAGAAGGGATGAAATACACGCCCATCGGCATATCTCCTGAACAGGCGCAGTTTCTTGAAACACGAAAATTCCAAATAAATGAGATAGCTCGAATTTTCCGGGTCCCTCCTCACATGGTAGGTGACCTTGAAAAGTCGAGCTTTTCCAATATTGAGCAGCAGTCACTTGAATTTGTGAAGTACACCCTTGACCCCTGGGTCATTCGTTGGGAGCAGTCAATTCAGCGTTCTCTTCTGGCTCAGGATGAAAAGTCTAAGTACTTCGTGAAATTCAATCTTGAAGGTCTGCTACGCGGCGACTACCAGAGTCGCATGAATGGATACGCAATTGGTCGCCAGAATGGCTGGATGTCCGCAAACGACATTCGTGAACTTGAAAACCTCGACCTTATTCCCGAGGAAGAAGGCGGCAATCTGTATCTTATAAACGGCAATATGCTCCCGCTTAAGGACGCCGGAGCTTTTGCAGATATCTCTAACAATGACGGAAAGGAGGAAGATTCCAAGGATGAAGAACAAGAAGTTCTGGATCTGGAAAAATCAGACGGACACAGGCGAAAGCAGCGAAAGAGTGCTTGAAATCAACGGCACCATTGCAGAGGATAGCTGGTTTGACGATGATGTCACACCTCAGATGTTTGCCGATGAGCTCTTCGCCGGTAATGGCGACATCGTTGTGTGGATAAACTCCCCCGGCGGTGACTGCATTGCCGCAAGCCAAATATATTCCATGCTTATGGATTACAAGGGTAATGTCACCGTCAAGATTGATGGCATCGCAGCCTCTGCTGCTTCTGTCATTGCAATGGCCGGTACTCAAGTGCTTATGGCTCCTACCGCCCTGATGATGATCCACAATCCTGCCACCCTTGCATTCGGTGACAGCGATGCCATGAAGAAAGCAATGGATATGCTCTCTGAGGTCAAGGAAAGCATTATAAACGCCTACGAAATCAAAACCAATCTGTCTAGGGCAAAGCTCTCGCACCTAATGGATGCCGAAACCTGGATGAACGCCAACAAGGCAATCGAGCTTGGTTTCGCAGATGGTATGCTGACAGACCCCAAGAAGGTCACAGACAATGTGGCTTACGCATTTTCCCGAACAGCAGTGACAAATACGCTGCTCAACAAAATAGCGGTCAAGGAGAAATCCTCGACCGAGATACCCGAAGGCCGATCCATAGATAGTCTTATGGACCGGCTTAATCTTTTGAAATACTAAGGAGGATTAAGTTTATGACTATTTCCGAACTGCGCGAAAGACGTGCAAAAGCCTGGGAAGCAGCAAAGAACTTCCTGGAATCCCACCGCAGCGAGAATGGCATTCTTTCTGCTGAAGATGATGCCACCTATACCCGTATGGAGAACGAAATCACTGACCTTGGCAAGGAAATCTCCCGTCTTGAACGTCAGGAGGCCATGGATCGCGAGATGAACGCTCCTACTTCCAAGCCCCTTACCGGAAAGCCTGATGCGACTTCCGCAAAGGATACCAAAACTGGCCGCGCTTCTGATAGTTATAAGGATGCTTTCTGGAAGCAGGTACGCAATGCTAGCTCCTATGAGATTCGAAATGCACTTCAGGTCGGTGTGGACAGCGAAGGCGGCTATCTCTGCCCTGACACCTTTGAAAATCAGCTCATTGCAGGCCTGACCGCCAGAAACATTATTCGTGGTCTTTCCCATGTTATCACTACCTCTTCCGGTCAGCACAAGATTCCTGTGGTAGCCACTCGCGGTACTGCTGCCTGGGTCGAGGAAGAGGGTGCAATTCCCGAAGGCGACGATGTTTTCGGTCAGCAGTACATTGGTGCACACAAGGTTGGCACCCTTATCAAGGTATCTGAGGAGCTTCTCAATGACTCTGCATTCAACCTTGAAGACTACTTCATCACCGAGTTCGCTCGTCGTATCGGCAAC